ATGCGTCTGCCGGGGCAGTCTAATAAGCCGGTCATCCCCGGTTTATCTAATATTACTATAAATAAAATAAAAAGCAACAAAAAAGACAGCCGAAGCTGCCTTTTTCTTTTAGCACATTAAGCGCCTGGTGAACCAAACATACCCAATGGGTCTGAGAAACCAAATGAATAACGCTCACGAGACTTGTAACGTACGTTACCTGTATCGAAATCGCCGTCCATAGAGTTGCTCAAAGGCATACGTTCAAAATGCTTCATACCGTTAGGTACATCAGTAGTTAAGAACCATGCGTTGTTATCGGTCAAATAGTGGTTAATTGCGTAACCTTCTGGGATTGAACCGTTGTTCTTGATAGCGTTGATGTCGTTATCAGCTGTACCAACACGTAGATTAGTTTCCAACAAGCGTGTTGCAACGAATTGCAATGATGGTGGGATGACTAACTTGCGTGGCTGTGCAGCAATCAACAAACCGCGTTCGTCTGTCCAAGCAGCGATTTGAATAACAGCATTTTCCAATGATGTTTCGTTCAAGTCAGCGCCAGTTGTAGGACGGTTGCTGTTTGTGCCACCAGAAACTAGTGGGTGAGCTGTAGAGAACAAAGGTTGACCATCACCACCAGCAAAGGCAGAGTTGAAGCCGTTGTTCAACACAGAAGCAGCTTTAACTTGCTTTGTGTACGCCATAGCGCGAGCCAAAGCCTTTGTATAACGGCCAGATAGGCTGTCGTACAAGTTATCTTCAATCGCTTCTTCAGTGATTGAGAAACCTAAGGCGATAGTTTCGTGGTTGTAGCGAGCTGTAAAAGCTTCCTGTGCGTTGTCATAAGCAATCGCAGCACCTTCGTTTTTAACTGGGGCAGCTGAGAAACCAGACAACTTTGTTTCTTCTTCAAAACTACGCTCAGATTTCTCTGTTTCGTAGATTTCTTTGTGCTCTTCGCCGTAACGCTTATATTCTAGTCCGAACAAAGCGTTTAAGCCTGGGAGCAACTCTTTAAGTAGTTGTGCGCGTGAAATAGCCATTTAAGTAGCTCCTATTAAGATGCGTTGTTGCCAAGCGTAACTTCAAGCTGTGGCTGATTCATTTTAACGATAACTTCAGTGAAGTTAGTTGCGTTAAGTGCTGTCTCAGGAACAACGTCGACTACGCGGACTGGAAGAATCGCTGTGTTAGCAGCGGAACCTGATACTACTGACAAACCTGAATTACCTGTGGCGTTGTTACCTGTGCCAGTAGCGATTTCCATGTTTGTACCAACAACTGCACGTGTTACAGAAGTAACAACGCTTGTATTGCCAGAAGTAGTAACTGCGGCTTTAAACGCAGCTTGTGGGTCTAGCACAATGTAACCAATAGCGCTATTAACACCAGTTGGATAGTATTGAGCCTGCACAATTTGACCTGTGCTGTTTACATATTGGCAACCTACAAACACGCCCAAAGTTGGTTGTGCTGTAACGTTTGCGCCAATTGCTGATTTTTCGATAGTGCCACCAACGACTAATTTAACCATGTCACCGTTGTAGATTGCTGTACCGTAAGCTGCCGTAATTGGAAGCTGACGAATTGCACCGGCATAAGGTTTGCCGTCTACAGAGTTAATTGGCTGGAAGCCGTATGGAGCAGAAACGGTTGGATAAGCCATTTTTGAATCTCCTAAATATTAAAAAAAGTTAAGTAGTACCATTACCAAACCCGCCGCCTTTACTTGTTGTGCTTTTTCTATCAGCAAACAAAGGCATACGAGCATCACTGTTACGCATAAAGCTGTTGTCTACAGACTCCATTTGATTTTGAGCTTTTTTATCAAAATAGCGTTTGCGGGCTTCAGCCATTTCTTTTGGTTTCTTACATAAAAGCAAGCCACCAATTTCTACGTTACCTTCCTTATTGCCACTAATCTGAAGTTCAGGGTGGTCAACAGCCTTTACTGGTTCCCAACCATCACGGCGCTTTTGAGACAAATTGGTAGCGTTTTGCTGCCCATTAATCTCAATTGCCACCCAGTGAAAATCATAATCTGGGTCTGGTGTAGGGTCCGGCAAAGAGCTTGCAGGTTTGTACTCGTAGTGAGCTTGAGTTTTTTCGCGGGTCTCTAAGTCCCGAGGTGTGCGGTTATTAGCCATTTTGAGCCTCCAATTTTAAAACTTCCTGTGCATATTGTTTGTGTGATAAACCATACTTCTCTGCAAGACGAGCTTGCGTAGCTGTAAGTTTGATTACCTTCTTGGCACCCGATGAACGGGTGGCAGGAGCCACAACATTCGCAGGTTTTTTAGTCGGCTCAGCCTTAACCGTACCTGTGTCACGTCCGTCATTAAAAACTTCTGGAAACACCTGTTTTAAGCGACCGTTTACACGTTCGAAGTATTCGTCTGAGCGGGGGTCTACCCCGTTTGCCACTAGTTTTTGGTGCAGCCCTAGAGCAAAGGCCGTCATTTCTTCGTATCCTGGAGTCCCAAACCACTGGTTTTTTGCCATCCAGCGCATGGTTTTTTCGTCCGGTTTTTGAACCTCAGGAGACGTTTGTTGTATTTGTACATCTAATTCACGGTTTTGTAAAGGGGTTGGCTTGAAATTTTTTGCAGCCTCTAATTTCATCTTAGCGTCTGTCAAAGATTCCTGTGCCTCAAGCATTGCATCAGAATCATAAGATTCTTGTGCTTCCTTGTATTTACGGCGTGCCATCTCCATCTCAGCTTCGGCTTTAGCTTGTAAAGTCTCAGCGTAAGTTACTTCACCTGATTTTACGTATTCTTTAAGGCGACGATTTTCTTCCAAAATAGCACCCGCCATACGCTCAAGTTCTTCTTTCTCGCGTGCAATGGATTCTTTGGCTCGTCTTTCGTCGTGTCTTGCGTGTGTTAGCTCCTTGATGCGGGCTTGAGCACCTTGTGTGTAGTTTTCGATTTCCTCGTCAGACGGGTCTTCAACTTCACGGTTTAGTGGTCTTGCTCTGCGGTCTCTCTCAGGAGTGTCGTCTTCAATCTCAATAGATACATCAGATTCACCTGAAATATCAATCTCAATATCTTCGTCAGCAGCGCTACTAGCTGCATTTTCCTCTAGTTCATGAGGGAATTTGTAGTCATCATCTGGCATATTTATCTCCTATTAAACGCGGGTAATACCGCGTGGGTCTTCGACTGTTGCTTCAACCTGGTCATCATTAATCAGGCGAAACTCTTTACCGTGAATCATGATGCGCGTTCCGGTATATGAACGTGTTATTACAAAGTCGCCAGGTTTACACCAAGCACCGTCTGGAAACTTATCGGTGTCGTTGTAAGCATCAGGACCCATCTTTACAACGAATAAAACAGGTGAAGTAATTTCTTCTGTTCTAACCGTCACATCAGACTTGATAATGCCGCTTTCATAGGTATCGCCAGCCTCAACTAACGCACACAAAATACGCCAACCTTTAGGGTCAGGTAGTGCTTTTGCCTTGTCTTCAGCTGCTTCGTACTCTTCGTCCACTTTTGGGGTTTCGTTTAATACTACGCCCGGCGGCAGGATTAGCTCCGTTTCAGGTAGCGCTATAGCTTCACTCATTGTTAGCCTTCTCTATATTGTCAGCGAGGTCAAGTAGGTGACGCTCTGCGTAGGCTAGACCTCGAATTACCCCACACAGTTCTTTATAGGCGGCATGGTCAACGCATTGTCCGCTAGCCATGTCGTCTGTAAAATTGTTCATATCAACGCGAATTTTGTCTCGAAATGCAGTAATAAAGCCCATCGTTTCTAGTTGCATGTGTTACTCCTTAGTTGGTTTGAACTTATCAGTTACTTCTTTTTGTTTTAAATTACGATTTTTGTCATCTTCAATAACTTTAAGCTGTGCATTCATGCCCGCAATACGTTCGGTTGAGGCAATCTGCTCTTCTTTAATACGTATCTCGTCTGCCTTAGCCGCGGCATCTGCCATGACCTTCTTCTCTTTAATTTCAGCTTCCTTAGCCTTAGTGGCTGAGTCCTGCATCTGGATTTGAAGAACTGGGTCTTGAGCGTTCTGCTGAGCTTGTTGCTGGGCAACCTGTGCTTGGCTTTGTGCCAATACCTGCGTAGCAGCTTCTGCCATAAGGCGACTAATCTCCTTCTCCATCGCTTCTGGCAACTGGTCTTCTTCGCCCGGCAAGCTAATACCCAACGCAATCTCAATCTTCTGACGGTAGGCATAACCAACGTGCTCAGCGATATGTGCCTGCATTGAACCCATAATTGCCTGAGCTTGTGGATTCTGCCCAATAAGTTGCTGAACAATCGGGTCCTGCATAGCGGATGTATGCACCTTGATATGAGCTTCGTGGTCTTGGTAAATAAATGCCTTGAGGGGCTTGCCACGTAGCGCATTCTGGTTCTCAGAAACTGGGTCTGTTGGTTTCTGGTCTTCCTCAAGCGGGACAAGTTTATCTGCGTGCTTAATACCCAACACCTCTAACATCTGGCGATGTAGTACAGGCAGGTTGTAAATCTGTGGGGCTTGTTGTGCTAGTTGAATAACTGCTTGGTACTGAACAACACGTTGTGAAAGAGTTGCAGCGTTAGGGTCACTAACTGGCAACACATCGACCATTGAGTAGTCGGAACGTTTTGCTCTTGGAGTACCTTCTTCTGGCTCGTACGTGTACTCGTCATCTGTGTAGTCACGAATAATGCCAGCCAACAACTGTAACTCCTGCTTCATCGAATAGTGAACACGGGCTTGTACCGCAGACATCACTTTTAGCGTTCTTTCCAAGATAGCCAATGTAGTTCCCACTGGTGCTTGGTTAGACATATCAGCAATCTTCATGTCAGAAGTAGCCGCAAAGCGACGACCTTCTTCAACGATTCTGTCCATCAAACTTGCTAAAACTTGTGATGGCTCTTTGTAAGGAAGCGGTAAGATATTGTCGCGAATTGCTCCAGACCCTACATCAACATCCCTAAATTCACCCGGAGCAATCGGTGTGTCATCGCCCTTGATTCGCAAACCTCTGGCTTTAAGACCACCAGGTAAATTGCTAAGAGTACCAGCGTCAACCAACTGACGCATGATTGATGTAGCGCTCTTTGCATAGCCACCAATCAAGTGGAACAAACCAAAGCCGTAAGCGCCGTAGCCAGGGATGTATTGATAGTGGACGAAGTGATGACGCTTAAGTTTAAGTGAGTCTTCTTCTTTCCAGTTACGGCGAATAGCCAAGACTTGGTTTGTGCCACGAATCATTGTCACTACGTAAGGTAGCGCAATACCTGTCAACTCGCCGTCATCGTCTTTGTCTTCATATCCAGGCAAGTCCAAATCAACGTGGCTTTCATAAAGCTCAAAGCGGTCGTCGAATGTGGCTGAGAAGCCAGTCTCTTTGTCTTTGCGTTCCTGAATATCGCTTGTGTACTTGGTAGGCTCGCCTAGCTCAACGTCACAATAAAACCCAGCATTAATTAGCTTGAGTAAATCGTTCTTGGTCTTACGCATGCGATGCGTGATGCGGTGGCAGGTATGAATCTCGCTAGTGCCGTACGGCAAAATTACGTCTTCTGCAGGAATAAATATGGATACTTGGCGTTGTAATGATGGGTCGTAGTAGACCTTCTTGAACGCAGAGCCTGTACCTGGCAAGTTCCACAACATCTTTTCATGCTCTGGACGGTACTCAGGCATTTTCTCTGTCAACTGGTAGTTCATGTCCTCTTGAACACGTACCGCAGCTTCTTTCTTCTCAGGGGTTTCTTTACCAATAATCTGTGTACGGCAAGGGCCTTTAGCTGGGAAAGTCTCCATGATGGTGTCTGACTGGAAGCGCACTACTGCCTCTGTAATCATCGGGTGAAACACGCCGCATGCACCGTCCCATGGTTCTGTACGTTCTTCAAACTTAAGACCTAGCAATGTAATACCATCGCGGTACATCTCTTCCCAGTCTTTGCGAGAAGCAATGTCATTATCAATATCTTCAGCTAGGTCACCAGCCAAAGACTGAATATCACTCTCAGACATAATTTCGGCTAAGTTGACGTTAAAGTCTTCGTCGTCTTCGCCTTCTTTTATTTCAAGCTCCATCCCACCCATTTTTATTCTTACTTCTTCTGGGTCTTCAATCTCAATCTCAATGTCCGGTTCTGCTTCTAAAGCAGCTAAGCCCATCGGCGCTTCATATAAACTTTTTTCAATGCTCATCATCTATCCTTAATAGTACGCAGCTTTTCTGCGGTGTTTGTATAAGTAATCGTCGTCTTTCTCATCCGAGTCAAGACTAATAAATCCGCCTTGGCGATAGCGTAACAGCGCTTGGGTGCACGTGTCTACAAAGTCGTCGTGTTCGCCGACCGGAAACGAAGCAACCTCTTCTATTACATCGCGTGCCCAACGTGTATCTGGTGCCCACACTTTACCACTTGTGAACAGGTCTGCAACAGCATTTAAGCGCACCATTTTGTCGTTACCTCGACTGGGTGAAAACTCCTGCACGGGTATACCCATTGACCGGAACTCTTGAATTAACGGGCCGCCCGCTGCTTTTTTCTCCACGATAAACGCGTCTGGCTTCCACT